GTGTTTCCCTTACCTTCATACGTCCCGCCAAAAGCATCACCTGTCTGACGCTCGGTATAGGTGTTTGGTACTTCTTTTTTGGTTTCTTTATTTCCGAAAACCTCTTGGCTTCCAATGGGCGCAAGGTATTCGGTGTAGTAGCCGCCTTCGCTTTCACCTGCCATTTGAGAAGTGACTATGCTAGGGTCAACAGGGTTGCCACGTTGATCTACAAAACCACCTCTGCCATCTGAAGTAACAGTTTCATTGATACCAGTCTTGGTAAATCTACCAAACTGCTTGATGTCAGTAATGCCTGTACTAGCCAAGATGCGCGCCATCTCCATGGTGTTTGCATCGATTGAACCTAAGCCTTCACCTTCATAGTACTTGGCTGTGCCAGCTTCTTGCTGGGCTTTGATCTGACCTGCTAACTTGTCAACAACCGCGTTATCTAGCGTGAAGTCGCGCCACTTGGTTGTGTTGTCGGCAGTCTTGGCAGTGTCTGTTGTCGCGGCTGTATTTTCTGTATTGTTTGTAACAGTCGATGACTTAGTTGCGTTGTACCTATTGGTCACGTCTGCCAAGTCAGAACCTGTAATCCGTGCAATATCTGCTGGGTTCAATCCAGCAGAATCCATGTAGTCAGCAATCTGTTTATCAGTTGCGTTTGGATTTGCACCAAACCAATCAGTAACAGCTTTAGTTGTTGGATCTACTGCGGTCTGGTTAACAGCCGCACCTGTCGCATCAATGTCTGATCTGAGAGGCGTTCCTTTGTAGAGCAACAATCCATCAGCACTTGTTACTTTGCCGTCATTGTTGACGTCATAACGAAGATCTGTGTCTGTACGTCGAACAGCCATTTGTATGGCTGACTCACCTAATGCTTTTGCTGAGTTGTAAGCATTGATATCACCATTGAACATGGTGTAAGCAGAGGCGCTTGGGAAGCCTGCATTGATTGCAATCTGCTCAGGGGTGAGTTGAATTGTTTCTAAATTAGTTGTCCCGCCGTCACTTGTATCCGTAAGAAACGTATTGGATTTATTTACAAATTGATTTGTTGGTGTAACGTCTTGGGTAGTTGTCGATAAAGCACTCAAACCGCCTTCTTGGACATCGTTAGTTGAGCCGTTAGACCTCACATCAGACGTAGTGCTTGCCTGCGCGGCTGGGGTGATAACAACGGGAGCGGAAGGTGTTAAGACATTCAAGCCACCTGTAGCATCTGATGCGTCAGTAACTTGAGATGATTGTGTTACAGACCCCAATCCACCACCTGTAGATGGGTTCAAGGTAGGTAGATCATCATCTGTCAATGTTCTGTTATTTGTGGTCGTTATAGCATTTAGACCACTAATATTTGAACCAAGAGAGATGTCAGATTCGCCAAACCCATCGTTGTCTTCGAAGTTGAGTCTATGGTATGTATTGCGATCAGGAAGTGCCATGTTAATTCACCGATGGGTTTACTGCGTTGACCACTTGTTGTGCCCACTCTTGCCAGTCGTCGAAGATGTAGGGCCCCGGCACTGCCTCGTTGTTAAACACATCGATAGCCTTCAGCCCAGACGCCCACTCTCTCCAATCCGTCAAAGCGTTAGGAATAGCAAGCTGTTGCGTCGCATACAGCTCACACATCAAAGACGCCCAAGACTCAAACGTATGATACCTTGGGTCATAAACTAACGCTACGTTTAGAGGGTTACTAGCCACGGACGTCTCCAAAGTCAGCGTCTAGGATGACCTTACCAAGCTGGTAGTCTCCACCTGCTACGTTGCTTCCAAAGCGAAGCCTCATCTCACGGCGCTGTTCACGAACGTCGATCTTGTTGGTGTTTGGCTCAAACTCACGAGGAGCAGAGGTCTGGTCTTCAGACTGAGCAAAGGATCTACCTGTGACCTGTACGTACATGGTTCCGCTCTGAACGAAGTCAGGCTCAATACGGTCTAGGTGGATCCACTTGTTCTCACCAATTGGGGATGGCTGGGAAGGGCCTCCCGAGACCCAACCCAAGTCATTGGTCTCAAAGTAAGACTCAATTGCCACAGCGGTTGTGTTCTGTACAGCATCCGTACCAATCTCGTGTTGCCACAAAGACACCTCGCTGTTGGTCTCATTGACCGTCAAAGCGAAGTTAATACCAGCAGGAATAGAAGCTGAGAGGGTGTCACCAGCAACGTAGCCCTGACCGAAGTCTTCCAAAGCTACAGAGGTCACGATCCCACCTGCCACCACAATGGTTGCGGTTGCTCCTGATCCTGAACCACCTGTTAAGGCAATAAAGCGGTAGGTTCCGTTTGTGTAGCCAGATCCAGCGTTGGCGATGGTTATTTCGTTCAGCGCGCCAACAAGGTTGATGTCTGCACCAGCGGCAATCGGGAAGCGGAAGACCTGAGAGAAGTAACCAGCAGAGCGGCGAGCTCCTAGGGCTGTTCCTGCGTCATACCAAGTGTTTTCCCTAGTGTTGTAGATGATCGCGTCGTTGCACTCATCTGAGTCACCACGAGGGTAGTACCACCACACCTCACCAAAACGAGGAACCTTGGTCGCCCAGACCTTCTGACGCTGAGAGTAGTTCAGGTTGTCAAAGAAGAAGTTCTGGTTCATGTTGTTAGGGATCTCTTTCACAACACCGTTGTACAAGAGGAACCTGTCAACACCGATCCAGTAGTAGATACCGTCGTACTCAATCACGCACTGTGACGAGAGAATAGATGTCTGGCTAGAGATGATGTCATAGCGCCAGTATTGCGCTGGAGTTCCCACGCCACCGATGTAGGACATACGAACTAGGCTATCAAGGCTCCAAAACAGCCCAGAAGGCGAGTTTGAGCCGCCCCTGACAGGTAGACCCTTGACGATCTTTCCAGTCGCTACGTTGACCTCGTTAGCGTCAGCAGAGTTCCAGTCAGTAGGATCGCCTGCTGAGCAGTTCTTAAGGAGTCCATTGTCACCATAGACCACCACATAAGGGTGTAAGGACACAACACCACCAGAGACATCAATGATGTCACCAGTTGGGAAGGTGCCACCAGTGTCCTTGAGGGGAGTGACAACGCTTCCGTTGATGTTTCCAAAAAAGACAGGGGTGTTGACGGTGCTGTCGATCTCGGAGAGGTTTTGACCTGCGTGAGCTAACAACAAGTTATTCCCACCTTGGGTGTCGTACAGCGCATCAAACTGCCACAAGTTGTTGTCGTTGTAAGCAAACTGAGGATCAACGCTTGCTACCTTGACTGTAAAGCCAGAGCTTGCATAGACAGTCGCTACATCTACCAAGAAGCCTGAGCTTTGGGTCACCGTGAACACGCTAAACTGAAACCCGTTGCTAGACTTCACAAAGGTCACAGGAACTGAGAAGCCTCCTGCGCTACCTAAGCTCGCCACAGTAAAGGCTAAACCAGAGCTTGAATAGACCGTAGAGACAGGGATAGTAAAGCCTGAGCTAGTCACTACAGTTGCAACAGGAACAGAGAACCCAGCGCTTGCGTAGATCGCAGAGACAGGTATCACAAAGCCTGCACCAGTACCACCAATGCTAGTGGAGTTGGCTGACATGATGTTGCTTAGGATGTATCCACGACCACGATCAGTCAAGGTAACAGAAGTCACAGCACCAGAGGTTCCAACAACGATGGTTGCCTTAGCTCCTGTACCTGATCCGCCAGTGAGGGACACATTGGTGAATGTTGCATCACCAACTGTAGCTACTTTGACAGAGAAGCCAGAACCAGTTCCACCAATATCTACAGCATTGGCTGACAAGGTATCTGCAACGGTATAACCAGAGCCTGTCTCGGTCAGGGTGACAGTTGTTACCGCACCTCCAGCCACCACGATAGTAGCAACCGCACCAGAACCTGTTCCACCTGTCAAAAAGACGCCAGTGTAGGTTCCGTTGGTGTACAAAGTTCCACCCACAAGGGTGTCTGTCGTCAAGATACCGTTAGCTGTGTAAGCACCACCACCAGTCAAGGTTCCAAGGGTCTGGATACCGTTACCGATACTCGATGCAGAAGCTGACAAAGTGTCTGCAACAACGTAATTGTTTCCCTTTGTGGTGATGGTCACTGATGTCACAACGTTACCAGCAACGACAATCGTAGCCTGAGCACCTGTACCAGCTCCGCCAGTCAAGGGAACGTTGGAAAAAGTTCCATTAGTGTAGTTAGCACCAGCAGTAATGGCGCCTAGAGTACCTACACCGTTGGTGACACCACCAAGGTTGGATGCCGCGGCGCTTAAGTTATCAGCGGCGGTGTAGTTGATACCTCGAGCAGTCAAGGTCACAGAGGTAACATCACCACCAGCGCCAACAACAATGGTCGCTTGAGCGTTAGATCCTGTACCACCAGTCAATGGAACGTTCGTGTAAGTTCCTGTCCCGTAGTTCGTACCGCCCACTAAAGAACCAGTGTTCAAAGTGTTGATGCCATTACCTAGCAGGGCTGAAGATGCGCTCATGGCATCAGCTACTGTGTAGCCTGTTCCTGCGGATGTAATGGTCACAGATGTCACGGTGTTACCTGCCACCACTACAGTACCTTTGGCGCCCGTGCCAGTACCACCTGTCAGGGGGACTTCAGTGTATGTACCGTTGGTGTAGTTTGATCCACCAGTGATGGCAGAGATCGTGGCAATACCATTGGTAGAACCTGCAAATGTTGCACTTAGGGTATCACCAACAGCGTAGTTCACGCCTGCGTTGACGATCTCTACAGAGTAGATTCTGCTGTTCAGAATGATGATGTTAGCTGTAGCCCCTGTTCCTGAGCCACCTGTTAAGGGTGTATCACGGAACACACCGATACATGAAATGCTTGTGCTCGCTACGGTTTGGCTGGCGCTGACGTTATAAGTACCCACACCACCTGAGCCAGTGCCAAAAGATGTGATCGTGGTATTCGCTGTCACGCCAGTACCAAAGACGGTCTGACCGACAACCAAAGCACCAGAACTTACAGCGCTTACGGTCATCACAGTTCCAGAGATGGACGCTGTCACAGAGGCTGTTGTGGAGTTGGTGTAAAAGTTGCCAGCGGTAATCCCACCAATAGCTCCGATGATTCCATTGACACCACCAATGTCTTCGTTAGAAGCTGTCAGAACATCACCAGCAGAATAGTTTGTTCCGTCGTTTGTTAAGGTCACAGAACCTACAGATCCTGTTGACACAGAGAAAACAGAACACTGGAAGCCAGAACTAGCGGCAACTGTAGAAGCTACAACAGCAAAGCTAGAACCTGTACCGCCAAGGTTGGTATTGGCTGTTGTGAGGCTGTCAGAGGCTGTATAACCGACTCCACCGTAAGTCAGGGCCACAGAGATCACAATGCCACCAGAGACCGTTATAGTGGCTCTAGCACCGCTTCCTGTGCCTCCTGTGAGGGTCACGTTAGGGTAGACGCCATTCACGTAGCCAGAACCGCCTGTGATCGCTCCAAAGGCTGTTACACCCCTACCGATGCTAGATGCTGAGCAAGACAGAACGTCGTTAGCCGCATAGTTGTTTCCGCCATACGTAATAACCACAGCAACAACGTTTCCGCCAGAGGTTGTGACTGTGGCTAAAGCACCAGTTCCAGCGCCACCAGTTAAGGCAACGTTAGGAAAGGATCCGTTTGTGTAGTTAGAGCCACCAATGACGTTAGTGACAGCAACGATTGAATTAGTTGTGACGACAACAGTGCCTACGGCGCCTGTACCTGTACCGCCTGTAAAGTTTACACCAGTGTAGGTTCCAGCCGTATAGAGAGAGCCGCCAACGATCTGACCGTAGGTGTCGATGATCCCAGAAACACCACCAATAAAAGCAGGGTTGGCTGTCAGAATGTCTGTGTCTTTGTAGCCTACGCCACGGTCTTGAGCTGTGATGCCAGTGACAGCACCACCAGAGACGGTGATATTTGCTGTCGCACCTGAGCCAGTTCCAGCAGGCGTGGAAGAAGCGTTGATCATGGGGACACTCAAATACGTCCCATTGGCATACAGAGATCCACCTGTGATCGTTCCATAGGTGTTCACACCATTACCAATTGATGCTGGCGCGGCAGACAAGGTATCGCCTACCAAGTAACCGTTACCGTCGTTCACAATCGTGACCGCTGTTACGCCGTTAGACGCTACAGTGATGTTGGCTGTTGCACCTGATCCGCTACCACCAGTCAAAGGAATAGCTGTATATGAGCCATTAGTGTATTGAGAGCCAGCGGTGATCGTGCCCAAAGAGTTTAGGGGCGAAGAGATTACGAAGTTGGTAATACCAGCACCGACTCCACTGTTGTTGATCTCGATGACTTGCAGACCGTTACGGTAGCCGTTGAAGATCTTGGAAAAACCGTTCTCAGAGTCAACAAAGATACCGCGGGAGATGCCAGCAAGGGCGGCGGTTATTTGGCGGTAGCCACCCATCTTGCGAGGGCGACCACGTTGGAAACGAACCCATCTGCCGTCGTTGTAGAAGTCTTTGTCGAAGACCGTGCCATCGCGCTGGATCCCCGGCTTCGTATCAAGGGCAAAGACCTTTTTTGTCATGAGAACGTTCCGCCTCTAACACCGCCAAGGAAAGTTCCAGTGCTAGTCGCATCAATTGCACCAGTGACCTGCGTACCAGTAGCGTCAACGTCAACGATCTGTGTTCCCAAAACGGAGATGCCGAAGCGACCCGCACCGGGGCGATACAAGCCCGTATTCGTCTCCGATGAGAAGTTCAGCGAAGGAACCCCTGCCGTACCGTTGATCAGGGACAGAGACACACCACCAGCCAGCGCTGTATTGGCGTTCAAGAAGTTCGTGCCATCGCAGATCAGTGTAGCCTGACCACCAGAGGGGATCGTAGCTGTAGCACCACCAGAGACACCTGTTGTGATGGTCAGCGTGAAAGCGCCAGCATTACACTGGTTACTCACCACGTAGAAGTTAACCACAGGAGGATAGGTGACTGTGACGTTACCTGTCAGCGTTCCAACATAAGTTTGGATGGTGTTTGATGCTTCACTAGCTGTGAGGGTATAGGCGCCATTTGTGACGTTTTTAACCAAGGCGGTGAACTCAAACTGGGTGCTTGTTCCGTAACCTACAGTCACATAAGCAGAACCAGTAGAGATCAAGAACGCTGACTCGTTAGGAGCAAAAGTCTTTGTCAGGCCAGCATCAATCAACTCAGAACCAGTTGTGCCAACAGTCAGGGTTCCTGTACCGTTGTTCTTCAGAAGCGTAAACCAGTTGTTCCCAACCGTGGCACTAGCAGGCAAGGTAGCTGTTGTTGTGCCGCCGCCCCACACATAGGTCTGTGCTCGATCTGTGGTGGTGAATGTATAACCAGCAATTAAAGACAGAACTGGGTGGCTTTGGTTCAGCGTAGCGCCAGAAGCTACTAAACCATAACCAGCCAAGGTGGCGGCATCGGCATTTGATGTACCAACACCAAAGGCAATAATGCCCCAAGTGCCTTGATCAGTCGTGTTGGTGGTGACGTAGATGTACTTGGTCTCACCAGCGGCAATAGAGACAATGGTGTTCGTACCAGCAAAGTCTTTGACCGTGAAGGTGTTTGCACCAGTGTTTCTGATCAGCGCATCATTACCAACCGAGGTTTGGTTTGCAGGGGGCATGTACAGGTTTAGACCTGCCGTAGTTGCCGTCACCTGCATGATACGAGCGGCGTAGTCGTCTGTTGCGTTGCCGTTGATAGGCCACTGCAACTGGGTGTTAGCACTCAGCGTAATGGCACGGAAAGAGACGTCGGTCGGTTGAATGACCTGACCTGTGAATGGGCTGTTGTAACTCATGAGTCTTGTGCCACTGCTTGACGATCTGCGATACGCAACTTGTCTTCAGCCATCAAGGTGTCCATGATGAGCTTGTACTGAGCTTGCCATGAAGGAACTAGGTCGTAGTTCTTCAAGAACGGCATAGCTTGCAACAAAGCACCATACAGGAGCGCTTGAGGAGCGTACTGCGTAAACCAGTTCGTCTGGTTGGAAGAATCAAGGGGTTGCACTCGCTCGTAGTACAAAACCTCGAAGGCGTAATCATCATTGGGTGTGGGAGCAATCAACCAATGTGTGTAGTCGTAGTCGCAGTAGAACTTGGGGACTTCTGTCTGCGCAGGGTCAGGCCAGTACTCTCTCAGGTACTCATACCTGCGGTTAAAGACTGGCTGGCGCTGTCCAGCTACTGTGACGTTAACTGAGACCGTTTTGTGCCAACGGGCTGGTTTGGCAATGATGTTCTCGCCTGTCACCATGTTGCTGGTGTTAACAGTCATGTTGCCCAAGAACTTGATCTGAGAGGCAATAACCTGCTCAGCAAGCATGATGAACAGAGGTA